GATGTTGTACATTTAGATCATGGCAGAAAAATATTGTTGTCTACACTAATGAAACAACATCTTAAAAACGACCAGGGAAAAGAACTAAGCGTTAACGCCCAGGAGAGAGAAGCAAGATCAGATCCAGAATATCTAGCGCACATTGATAAATTAAAAGAGGCACACTATAACGAAGTGATATATAGGTGGGAGTTAAAATTAGTTGAAATGAAGTTTGAAAGGTGGAAAACTAATATGTATTCACAGGCAAAAGAATACAAACATTATGGCAACAAAAACTAAGAAAGAAAAAGACCACATGAACGCAGTTGCAGAGTTAGGATGTATAGCATGTAATAAATTAGGTTTCCCAGGTTCTCCTGCGCAGTTACACCACATCAAAAACAATACAGGACTAGGCAGAAAATCAAGCAATTACGAAGTAATTCCTTTGTGCCATTATCATCATGTAGGTAGTGAAGATGCATACCATGTAAGCCCAAAAAAATTTACAGAAAAATTTGGAACGCAAACAGAACTTTTGTCCCAGACATATGATCTTTTACAAAAAAGCAATAGTTAATATTTTCGCAGATCTAAATATTTAAATAGAAAAACAAGGCAGACTAATAGGATTATTTTATATCCAAAAACATAATCGTGATTAACAGCATGATTTACACCAATAAGCAGGATTGTAGACAATAACAGTATCTCAATATATATAAAAACATTCATTTATTTCGCCTAGATGTTTTCCAATTATCACCATAACCTGCGTTTTCGTTTAAATGCTCTGCAATTTCAGCCCATGCCACTTCATTAATAAATGCTAATGCATAACTAAAAACTAATGAATTACTATTGTTGCATTGTTCTAATAAAATTTCTGAAGCATAATTTTCGCACATATCCCATGTCCAGGGTTCTTCTATCTCCATGCCATCAAATATTTCAATGTTTACTCGCCAGGTGGCGTAATTGTGCCAACCATTGTACGTATTATCTTTACTCATTATTTATCTCCTTTATGTCTATAACTTTTAATAACTCGTACAGTTTATCGTTATCCATGCAAATATTACCAACAATCATCATAGCATCTCTATCAGGGTCGCCCTCTGCTAAACTTGGATTTTTCTCAAAAAAACCTATAAGCCTTTTATATGTATAAAAAGCTAAATCATTAACAAATATTTTTGTTTTTTTATCTGTCATATTTCACCTCTATATAAAAAGGACTGGAAGAATTAGCAAACTCCCAGCCCAGGTCATAAAAAATTATTTTAAACCACCTTCGATCAAAATTGCATTTCCAAATATAAATAATCCAAAGTTGTTGTTCATCTCTGCATTTAGGGGTAGTTTATCTATTAAACCTTCTTCGTTTACTATCACTTCATATTCAGATTTATCTATAACTACTTTCTCTGGGTGTCTTTCTATTCTGCCACCGACCAAAGACTGCATTTCTTCTAAGGATAATTGTTTGTCGTTCTTTTTTACGATTGTTACTTGTTTCATTACTTTTCTCCTGGCGTTATCCAAAAACTATTATTGCAATCCCTGTAGCAATAAAAACAACAGGGACAGCAATTAGAATTGTTATTTTAAAAAACAAAATAATTTTATTTATCAAAGTTCATCCATCCTTTGTTTCATGCAACTTAGTACACTATCAAGAAATTCTGGTGGGACTTTTTCTATCGCCTTTTGCATAAACTTATCGTGCGTTTCCTTATCATGTCGCATTTGTTGTAATGCATACAATACAAACACATTCAATGTGTTCTCTGTATTAGCGTAATTCCTGGCAAATGTTTCCAGGGTTTCATTCTTTTGCGTTACTGTCTTGCCTTCTTGCTTTTCCATTATTAACCTCCGTTAGGTTATTTACGTTTCTAATTCTTTTAATAGTTACTACATTATCAGCCCAACGAACACCAGACCGCCAAACTATCGCCCATAAAGCGTTGCGCCAATTTTCCTCGTATACTACTACCTTAGTTCCATCCTCGTAAGTTGCAATATATTTATAGGTATGTTCTTCGTAGTCTATTACATTACTTAATTGATGTTGCTGGTCTAAAAAATCTCTCAATACTCTTAAATCTTTATAATTATGTTCTTTTAGTTCAGAAGTTGGAATATCATAGGCATCATCAACATCATAAGTTTCACAATAATGCCTTTCCTCATCACGTTCCCAATTATAATTTAAACCTTCAAAGGCCTTTATAGCTTGTTCTAATGTTATTTCACTCATTACTTCACCTCCTTTGTTTCAATATTAATAGCTCTTAAAATATAATATTTGCCTTCAGGTAAATCGTTCATATGGCCAATGAGATAATCCTCCTCACAGCCACCAATACTAAGAATTAGCTTGTCTAATTTTTTAGCGTCTACTAATACCAAATCACCTGATACATCTTCGTCATATTCTCCATAGTTGTCTATAAATGGTTTATAATCTTTATTCACTTTCAATCTCCTGTTTTGTTTCTGTATCGTAAACGTAATCATTAATATTTTTTTGGTCTTTATATTTCCAGCCTCTGTCTTTATCCAAACCTTCATAATAATCCACTACGCCGCCTTCTAAATCGGTCGTGTGTCGTATATCGTCTAGGGCCTTCGTTGCCTCCTCCAGGGTAGTTGCTCGTATCTCTACCCTGGCTACTTCGCATACTTCCTCAAAAGCATATATTCTATATTCTGGTTTATTGCCGTAGCCCATAACTACTTTTTCTTCTTGGTCATCTTCTAAATTCTTTATGCGATTTATAACTTCGTCCATATCAATTTCAGAAATATATTCCCATAGTATTTCATTAACTTTTTCATAATAATCACTCATAATTTACACCTCTTATAATTTTAATAAATTCACATACTGGAATGACTAACATGCCTATAATACATCCTAGTGCAACATAATTAGCCAGGGTGAATTCACCTTGCAGAGCAAACCCTAAATAATCTGATATTGTATTAGCTATCCCAGCTGATATAACGCCACACAAAACAGCGTTGACCTTAGAACGAAACAGCATTTCTAAAAATTTCTCAATAGCTATCCAGGTAACATAAAAAGACAGACACAATATAGCGTTGTCTATAAATCCCATATTTAATGTTATTTGTTCCATACATAACCTCCTATAAATATAATTTAATTATAATTAACTTTGGTTAAATATCAACATAATTAATATACATAAGCACACTTTACATTTATAATCATATATATGGCTAAAACCTTAACAGAACAGCAAAAAGACTTCGTTGAGAACTTTACAACGAAAGCGCCAGGGAATGCTACTAAATCGGCAGAATTAGCAGGGTACAAACATCCCAGGCAACAAGGATATGAACTGAAAAACAAGTTGGCTAATGAGATAAACGAGGCCAACATCAAGTTATTATCTAGTCAAGTACCCCTAGCATTAAACCAGTTAACCCAGTTACTTACAGACAACAAGGTAAGCGCCTCCGTCAAACTGGGCGCTGTGAACTCTGTCCTGGATAGGAACAATCATACAGGTGTTATTAAAACAGAAGATGTTACACACAAGAAAACAGACGAACAGCTTAAACAGGAACTCAAACATTTACTTGATACACTAGATACGACAGAACCAGAAGTCCAGGTACTTGTTGACGTAGCTACCGACACCACCCATTAACGATCGTAAACTTTCAGCTGCTTTACGCTGTAGGAAATGGATTACACCACACACACACACGTCCGCCCAGGCGCGTACAAACCTGCAAGAAACGACACGCCAGGCAAAAAAATACACACGCATACAGGCGCATACATAATAATAACGCCCACGCATCTGCGCAAATTGCGACCCCCACCCCCCAAATCGCCTGGCAGCGCCTATATATATGGTTCGTTCCACACAGCGGAGGGATAATTTATTATTATTAACCAATGTTAATTGTGTTGCAGTCTAGTTATTGCATTGTTATAGTTTAGATGTAGGTCGTATTGATTAATTATTAATAGTTATAGAGTGGTGAAAGTACAGATTCGGCCTACGTTAAATTACATACAGAGGGTAAACAATAATGGCTTTGACAAAAAGACAGAAAAAAACACTCAAAAAACATAAAAAACATCATACGTCTAAACATATGGCAACCATGAAAAAAGCTATGAAAAAAGGTAAATCATTTACTAAAGCTCATAAATTAGCTATGAAAAAAGTGGGCAAGTAATGGTTGGTTTATTGTATGGATGAAACATTAGCACAAGCAGTTAAGATTGCAAAAGAGTTAGAACGCAGGAATGCTACAAACAAAATGAAGTTTTACAATCCGTATGCTTATCAACAAAAATTTCATAGTTCCAAAGCGCAACAAAGACTGCTTATGGCTGGAAACAGAGTAGGTAAATCTTTTTGCGGTGCAATGGAGATGGCATACCACGCAACAGGGAAGTACCCAGATTGGTGGCGTGGCCGCAAATTTACGCAACCTATTCGTGCCTGGGTAGGTGGGGTTTCTAACGAAACTACCAGAGATGTGTGCCAAAAAGAACTGGTCGGACAACCTGACGATCCAGCTGCCAAAGGTACAGGCAGCATACCATTAGACGACATTAAAGAAACCATACGAAAACCAGGCGTACCTAATGCATTAAACTCGGTAATAATAAAGCACGTTACAGGTGGTTACTCTCGTATTGGATTTAAAGCATATGAAATGGGTAAAGAAAAATGGATGGGGGAATCAGTAGATGTTATCTGGCTAGATGAAGAACCACCACAAAACATTTACTCACAATCATTGACTAGGACAGCTGACAAAGGCGGTATTGTGTATATGACCTTTACGCCAGAAAGCGGTATGACAGAAACTGTTGCACAATTTGTAAACAACATTAAAGATGGCCAAGAGTTAGTTACTGCAGGATGGGATGATGCGCCACATATGACACCACAGATAAGAGAACAAATACTACAGGCATTGCCACCACACGAAAGAAAAATGCGTGAACGAGGTATACCACAGTTAGGTTCTGGTTTAGTTTTTCCTATTGCAGAAGAAGAAATAGTATGTGAACCAATAGACATTCCTACGCATTGGCCTAGACTATGTGCCATAGATTTTGGTTGGGATCATCCAACTGCTTGTGTTTGGATAGCTTGGGACAGAGATAGTGATGTAGTATATGTTTACGATTCATATTCTTTAAGTCAAGAAACAGTTCCAGTACATGCATCTGCCATAAACGCTAGAGGTAAATGGATTCCTGTAATGTGGCCTATGGATGGCAGACAAGCAGACAAAGGTTCTGGTAAAAGTTTAACCGATCAGTATCGTCAAGAAGGTGTTAATATGGCTAGAGAACATTTTAGTAATCCACCATCACAAGGCATGAAAGAAGGAACTGGTGGTAATTCTGTTGAAGCAGGAGTAATGGAAATGTTGGTTAGAATGCAGACAAAGCGTTTGAAGATATTTAAAAATCAAGGTAAACTCATGGAAGAAATGCGCATGTATCATAGAAAAGATGGCAAAATAGTGCCAAAACATGATGATGTTATTTCAGCCATGCGTTATTGTATTATGTCGTTGCGCAAAGCAAGAGTTAAAAGTTATGCGCCAACACAGTATCAAACAGATTCAGATTTTAATGTTTTTGCATGAGGTATAAATGGGCGGTATAACTAAAATATTTAGAAGTTTGCCATTAGTTAGCAAAGTTATTCCTAAAACACCAGCAGCTATAGCTGTTGATGCTATGAAAAAAAAACCTACAACACAACCAGAACCAACGGCAGCGCCACAAGAAATAAAAAAACCTACATTTGGCGGTGGCACACAAACTACTATTTTAACATCACCTAGAGGAGTTGAAGATGATGCAAATGTTTCTAAAACTTTATTAGGTGGTTCTGTCAAAAAACCAACAAATCGTAGCGTTGGCTATTGATATCATTACAGACGAAATATGGAAACCAAAATTGTTTGCTTGGTTGCAACCTCGTTCTAATATATGGAGAGATTTAGATAACACAGACAGGATTGTTGGTTTTATTGAAAATAATAATATCCTTGGTGCATTGATGTTTTCTGACTATGATGGTAATAATATTTTTGTACATTTATCATTAGATGATCCTAGAGTATGTCAAAGAAGATATATAAAATATATGTTTAATTATTGTTTTATTACTGCAAAATGTAATAGAATGACAGCATTGTGTGAAAATAATTACAAAAGAAATGAAAAATTGTTGCAAGGGGTAGGATTTACTAAAGAAGGTGTTATTCGTCAAGGATTTTGTAAAAATGGCACATTTGTAGATGGAGCAGTTTATGGTATGCTTAAAAAAGAGTGTAAATGGATAAGAGGTAATTAATATGGGCGGAAAAGCTCCAATGCAATCACCACCAGCAGCTTTACCAACAGATGTACAAGATGCATCTGCAAAAGCTGAAGCTAAAGTAGAAAAAGAAAGACAGGCTATGATTGGTGGAAAAAAGAAAGGAATGTATGGAACTATTCTAACTGGTGGCACAGGTGTAGAGGATGAAGTATCTACAGCAAAAACAATGTTAGGTAGTGGTAAACCAATTTCATAGGAGTGTATGGTGAAAAAAACTCTTACAAAACGACAAAAAAATACATTAAAAAAACATGCTAAACACCATACAAAAAAAGTATTATCAGATATAAAAAAAGAACTTCTTGCTGGATCAACTTTTACAAAAGCGCACAAAAATGCGCCTAAAATTAAGAGTGGATAATTATGTCATACGAATACATAAACAAAAGATATAAAACAATGGAAAGCCACAGGTCTACTTGGGAACACCATTGGCAAGAAATATTAGATTATGTATTACCAAGAAAAGCAGAAGTATCTTTTGTTAGAGCAAAAGGTCAAAAACGAACAGAAGTTTTATATGATTCTACCGCTATAACTGCTGTAAATTTATTAGCAGCAAGTTTACAAGGCACATTAACATCACCTTCTTTACCCTGGTTTAGTTTAAAATTAAGAGATGCAGAACTAAATTTAGACAGAGATGTGCAGTTGTATTTAGAAGATACAGCAAAACGCATGTACAATGTTTTTAACGAAAGTAATTTTAATACAGAAGTGCATGAAATGTATTTAGATCTTGTTTCTATTGGAACAGGAGCTTTGTTTGTTGAAGAATCTAAAGATGGTTTTAGAACAGGCGGTATACATTTTAATGCATTACACATAGCAGAATTCTATATATCAGAAAATATTAATGGGAGAGTTGATACTTTATACAGAAAGTATAAATTATCTGCTCGTCAAGCATTGCAAGAATTTGGAGAACAAAATGTTGGCGAAAAAGTATTAAAAGCTGCTAAAGAAAAACCTGACAAAGAATTTAATTTTATACATGGTGTAGAACCAACAGAAGATTATGAGAGAGCAACAGGAGAAGTAAACACAAAATTACCTTTTCACTCATGCCATGTATGCATAGAAGATAAAATGAAAGTTAAATTAGGTGGTTATGAAGAATTTCCATATTTAGTTCCTAGGTGGAGCAAAGCAACAGGAGAAATATTTGGCAGGTCGCCAAGTTACAATGCTTTACCAGACATTAAAACATTAAACAAAGCAGTTGAAATAGGATTAAAAGCATGGGCAAAAGCAATAGATCCACCATTGTTAGTACAAGATGATGGTGTAATAGGCAGAGTAAGGATGACACCTGGAGGTATATCTGTAGTGCGAAATGATGGTGCTGTAAAACCATTGCAAATAGGCACAAATTGGCAAATTACAGATTTAAAAGAAAATCAACTACGAACTGCTATTAGACAAGCATATTATTCAGATCAATTACAGTTACAAGATGGGCCGCAAATGACGGCAACAGAAGTACAGGTTAGATATGAATTAATGCAAAGATTACTTGGCCCAACATTAGGTCGTTTTCAAACTGAATTTTTAAATCCTTTAATTGAAAGAGTGTTTGGTATCATGGTTAGAAACAATGCTTTAACTGAACAACCAGAAATAGCTGATGGAGCAACATTTGATATAGAGTATGTAGGGCCGTTAGCTCGTTCACAACGCATGGAAGAAGCTACAGCAATAGATAGAGTTTATCAATTAGTATTTAATGTAGCACAAGCTGACCCTAGTATTTTAGACATTGTAGACAATGATACTGCAGTTCGTGTAAGAGCAGAGTTGTTAGGTGTTCCAAAAACAGTTTTAAGGTCAGAAGAAGATGTTGCAGCAATCAGAGCAAATAGAGCTGAACAACAACAAATGCAACAAGAAATGCAAATGGCAGCGCAAACTACAGCTATTGCAGATCAACAAGGTTCTGCTGCACAAAAAATTGCTGATCCAGCTGTTCAACAGTTATTAACTGCTGCAGGAGAAGAATTTGCCGAACAATAAGCCAAAAACTAATTTAGATAGTGAACATACAGAACTAAAGAAAAATTATAGTTTTACATTTACATCTTCTACAGGAGAAGAAGTATTGAAAGACTTAGTAAGTGCCTATTATCATAGAGGTTCATTTAGTAAAGACCCTTATGAAACAGCATACAAAGAAGGACAAAGATCAGTAATTATTCGTATATTAAACTACATGGAGGACAAAAATGGCTGAACAACCAATGACCACAGAGCAAGACAATCTTGTTACTGATAACACAGTATTAGGATCTAGCGAAAGTGATAATCAAACAAACGACTGGAGAGAAAATTTGCCAGAGGAGTTGAAAAACGATCCAACTTTAAAAAACATTAACGATCCAGAATCAGCAGCAAAAACTTTAATTCATCAACAAAAAATGATGGGTAACAGAATACCTATTCCTAAAACTGATGAAGAAAAAGCAGAGCTATACACTAAATTAGGCAGACCAGAATCTGCTGATAAATATGAAGTACAAGTAGCAGATGAATATAAACAATATATGCCTGAATCATCAATTAATAATTTTAAGAATGTTGCGCATCAAATTGGTTTAAATAATGAACAAGCTAACGCTATTATTAAATTCCAACAAAATGAAATACAAAACGAAATTAATAATTCAGGAAGTCGTATAAATGTAGAAAGACAAGAAACTGAACAGCAACTGCAACAAGAGTGGGGTGCAAGTTATAGTTCCAAGCTTAGAGCAGCGCAAAGAGCTATAGATGTATATGGTAGCCCTGAACTGCAAGAATTGTTAAATGGCCCAGCAGGAAATCATCCTGCCGTTGTTAAATTTATGGCAGCAGTAGGCGCAGAAGTTACTGAAGATATGGCTCAAAATACCATGAATAACACATTAGCAGTATCAGCGTTAGATGCTGATGGTGAAATTCAAGCTACAATGCAAGATAGTAAACATCCGTATCATAATGCTGCGCATCCTGACCACAAAGTCGCTGTTGAACGAATGGCACAGTTATTTGCAAAAAAACATGGTAGCTAAGATAAAAGATAGTAAATTGAAAAGAGCTGGTGTTTCTGGTTATAATAAACCTAAAAGAACGCCAAATCACAAAACAAAGTCGCATATTGTGGTTGCAAAAGTAGGCAACAAAACAAAAACGATTCGTTTTGGACAACAAGGCAAAACTGGAGATAAAACTATGACAAAACGAGCAAAATCCTTTAAGGCTCGTCATTCAAAAAATATAGCTAAAGGAAAATTTTCGGCTGCATTTTGGGCCAATAAAGTAAAATGGTAAAACTGTAGGAGGTTATTATGCCAATGGGAAAAGGAACTTATGGAAGTAAAACTGGTAGACCAAAAAAGAAAAAAATGTTAAAAGGTAAACAAAAAAATTTACCTACAGCATTAAAAAAGAAAATTATGTCAAGTAAAATGAAAAAAAAGGGTAAGGCGTAATGGCAAAAAAAAAGGGGTTATACGCTAATATACATGCAAAACGTAAAAGAATTAAAGCTGGGAGTGGCGAAAAAATGAGAAAGCCTGGATCAAAAGGTGCGCCAACAGCTGCAAATTTTAAACGAGCTGCAAAAACAGCAAAAAAAAGAAAAAAAACTTGAATTTTTTTATTAATTAGTAATATAATTAATTATTATATTAGCCCTACATGGACAACTAATTAATTGGCATGATGCCATAAAAAATCCGATAAGGCTGTATCGTGTACAGCAAGGTTTCCCGAAAGGATAAATACCGATTGTTATAACCATATAGAATATGTGGTGTAATTGGTTTTTATCATCCATCAAATATTCTATAAATTTAGAGAGGACTGGAATATGTCAGTACAAATAACTACTGCTTTTGTTGAGCAGTATAAAAGTAATGTGTTCCATTTGGCGCAACAAAAAGGCTCTAGATTAAGAGATGCATGTAGGACTGAAACTGTAACAGGTAAAGCGCATTTCTTTGAAAGAATTGGAGCTTCTGCTGCACAAAAAAGAACATCTCGTCATTCAGATACTCCTAGAGTAGATACACCTCACTCCAGGCGTAAAGTATCGTTAGACGATTACGATTGGGCAGACTTAATTGACCAAGAGGATAAAGTAAGAATGCTCATAAGCCCTAGCTCGGAATATGCACAAGCAGGTGCATGGGCTATGGGTAGAGCAATGGATGATGCTTTAATAGCAGCTGCTACTGGAAATGCATTTGGTGGTGTCGCAGGTGGCACAACTGTTGCATTACCATCAGGCAACAAAGTAGCACATGGATCAGCAGGATTAAACTTAGCAAAATTATTATCTGGTAAAGAAATAATTGATGCTGCAGATGTAGATCCTGAAGAAGAAAGATATGTAATTTGTTCAGCAGGTCAAATAACAGACTTGTTAAATGTTACACAAGTTACAAGTTCAGACTTTGCTACAGTTAAAGCATTAGCACAAGGGGATATTGATACTTTCTTAGGTTTCAGATTTATTCGTTCTGAAAGATTAGGACAAGATAGTGATGGAAACAGACAAGTATTGATGTTTACGAAATCAGCATTAGGTCTTGCTATTGGAGCAGATGTTCAAACAAGAATATCTGAAAGAGATGACAAGAACTACGCTACACAAGTTTTTCTATCTATGTCTATTGGTGCTACTCGCATTGAAGAAGAAAAAATGGTAGAAATTGCTTGTACTGAATAAGGGAGGATAATATGGCAACAGCAAAATCAGTTGAAGTAACCAAACTTGACACTACGCCTAGAACCATCCTGGAAGCAGGAAGCGGACAAGGAAAAATGCGTGTGTTTCAAGACACTATTGCAGCTGGTACAGGCGATATTGATAATAATGATGTTATTATGTTTGCTGAAGTACCTTCAAACGCTAAAATAGTTAGTATTCTTGTATATAATGACGATTTAGATAGTGGTGGTTCACCATCATTAACTTCAAATGTTGGCTTATACAATGGAGCTACTAAGTTTACAGATACAGATGGATCATCTACTTCTTACGCAGCGGAAGGCGTTATTGATGAAGATTGTTATGCAACAGCAATAACAACTTTACAAGCAGCTAACACAGCTGGTGTAGAATTAGCATATGAAGTCAGAAATATAAATGCAGTAGCTAACTTTGTATGGGAGGATGGTGGTTTAACATCAGATCCTTCTGTACCGCTAAGATTAGCGTTTACAATATCTGCAGATGCAGCAACAGCCGCAGCAGGAGATATTACTACAGTAGTAACATATGTTGTAGACTAACATATGTCTGTAAGACCATCTGGCGTTATATATTGATTTATGTAACGCCTTATGGCATATTTCAAGCATGGCTACTGAAGTTTCAATTTGTTCTAATGCATTAAGAAGATTAGGAGATTCTCCTATAACAGCGCTAACAGATAATACTGAAAGAGCTAGATTGTGTAACGCTTTTTATCCAGATGCTAGAGATGCTGTCCTAAGAAGTCATCCATGGAACTTTGCTATAACAAGAGCTAGTTTAGCTCAGTTATCTGTAACTCCTGCGTATGGTTTTAATTTTCAATATGCATTACCAACAGATCCATTTTGTTTAAGAGTATTAGAAATGGAATTTTCAGACTATATTTTTAAAATAGAAAACTCGCCAACAGAAGGCAGAGTTTTAGTTACAAATGAAGGAACAGCAAAAATTTTATACATAGGTCGCATCACAGATCCTGTTAAATTTGATTCTATGTTTGTTGACACTTTAATTGCAAAATTAGCAGTTGATTTAGCTTATCCTATAACTGGATCTGTACAATTCCAAGGACAAATGCAAAAACTTTATCAATTAAAACTTTCTGAAGCCAGAAGTATTGATGGACAAGAAGGATTTATAGACGAGCTTGTTTCCAATACATTTACTGACTTTAGGAAGGCTTAATGGCTAGAGTACATCCAATACAAACCAATTTTACTGCAGGAGAATTGACACCAAAATTAGCAGGGCAAGTAGATTTTAAAAAATACAATAATGGTGTTGAAATTTTAGAAAATATGACAGTATTTCCGCAAGGAGGTGCAAGTCGTAGACATGGAAGTCGTTTTGTATGCGAAGTTAAAAATTCTGCAAATGCAACACGTTTAATACCCTTTGAGTTTAACATAACGCAATCTTATTGCTTAGAGTTTGGCGATCAATATATTAGATTTTTTAAAGACAATGGCCAAATTGTAGAAGCTGATAAAACAATTTCAAATATTACTCAGGCAAACCCAGCAGTAGTAACAGCTAGTTCGCATGGTTACTCAAATGGAGATCATGTATTTATCAATAGCGTAGTAGGAATGACAGAAGTTAATGGCAGAAGATATACTGTTGCCAATGTAACAACTAATACATTTGAATTATCTGGAATAAACTCTAGTGGATATACTGCATATGGTTCAGGCGGTGTAGCACAAAAAGTTTTTGAAATAGCTACAAATTACACATCAGCACAAGTATTTGACTTAAAATTTACACAATCAGCAGATGTAATGTACATAGTGCATCCTGCGCATGAACCATCTAAGTTGTCAAGAACTGGGCATACATCATGGACATTAGCAGAAGTTGATTTTGGAACAACTGGCCCTTATTTAGATGCTAATACAACAACTACAACTTTAACACCTGCATCAGCATCAACAGGAACAGGAGTTAATATTACTGCTTCTGCTGTTACAGGAATTAATGGCGGTAGTGGATTTTTAACTACAGATGTTGGAAGAATTTTAAAATTTAATAGTGGAGAAGCTAAAATAACAGCTCGTACAAATACTACAGTTGTTGTTTGCACTATAACAAAAGCGTTTGCTAATACAGATGCAACTGCTTCCTGGCAATTAGGTTATTGGAGTGATACAGATGGATTTCCAGAAACTGTATCTTTTTTTGAACAAAGATTGGTATTTGGAGGATCTACAAGTTATCCACAAACTATATGGGCTAGTCAATCAGGGTTATATGAAAATTTTGATGTAGATGATTCTAGTGCTGCAGATGCTTTTATATATACCATTGCTGCAAACAAAGTAAATACAATAAGATGGTTAGCACCTGCAAGAGATCTTATTGTTGGAACAGCAGGTGGTGAATTTAAAGTAGGTCGGCCAACTGGAGAACCTTTAAAACCTGACAATGTACAAATAACACAACAAACAACTTATGGCGGTTTTACAACTCAGCCAATACAAATAGGTAATGTTGTATTATTTGTGCAAAGACAAAAGAAAAAAGTAAGAGAATTTGTATATCGTTTTGAGGATGATGCTTATTCAGCTCCTGATATGTGTTTATTAGCAGAACACATTACTGGAGATGGAATTGTAGATGTTGATTATGCACAAGAACCAGAATCAATATACTGGGCGGTTAGAGAAGATGGCGCATTGTTAGGTATGACATATCAAAGACAAGAAGATGTTATTGCTTGGCACAGGCATTTACTTGGCGGCATACAACAATCATGTACTGTTACAGTATCTGACTATGATAATATTGAATCTAATAAAACTTTAACATTTACAAAATCAGATGGAACTACAACAGTATTTACATCAACTACAGGAACAGCAGGGACAGATGAATTTAAAGTTGAAACTAATAACAACACTACAGCAACTAATTTAAAAAATGTTATTAATGGACATGCAGATTTTACTGCAACAGTATCAAGCGCTGTAGTAACAGTAACTGAAACTTCGCCACAAGGAACAGGTTTATTAACAGTTAAAAGTACAGATACTGTAAGATTAACAACTACAGACGAAAAACACGCAAAAGTTACTAGCGTTACAACAATAACTGAAGCATCTGAAAATCAAGTATGGATTATTGTTGAAAGAATTATAAATGGTTCTACAGTAAAATATGTAGAATATTTAGATTCAACATTAAATCAAGATTCAGCTTTAGCAGGAACTGTAACAGGTACAACAACAACAGTTACATCTTTAGACCATTTAGAAGGAGAAACAGTACAAATACTTATTGATGATGCTGTATATCCCTCTCAAATTGTAACTAATGGAGCTGTAACAATAAGTTTACCTAGTACATTTGCAACAAAAACTATTGAGGTAGGATTAGGTTTTGTGTCAAAAATTAAAACTATGAAAATCGAGGCAGGTGCGCAATCAGGAACTTCTCAAAGTAGAAGAAAAAGGTATAATGAAGTTATTGTTCGTTTACATGAAACTGTAGGAGCAACTATAAATGGCGATCAAATACCATTTAGAACTTCAGCAACGCCAATGGGAGAACCTATAGAGGCGTTTACAGGAGATAAAAGAGTTACAAATTTAGGTTGGGATCGAGATGGTCAAATTATTATTGAGCAAACACAACCATTGCCTATGACTATTTTAGCAATAACAGGAACATTAGTAAATAGCGATTAAGAGGGGAGGGTAAAAATATGGCTTGGTTTGTACCAGCATTGATGGCTTTAGGAACAGTTACAACAATCTTAGGCCAACAACAGCAAAAGAAAGCAATAAAAAATAATTTAGCATGGAAACGCTATGACACTAAATTACAAAACGCTAGAGATAAAATAATACATGACAAAAATTTAGCAAAATTGTTAAGTGAACAAAGAGCAAGAACAGCGGCATCTAGAGTGCAATTTACTGGCTCTCCAATTTTAGTTGCGCAAAATGATATAGACGAAGCAAAAGAAGAATGGATGTTTGGTCAAATACAACGAGATAATGCTCTTATTGCAGCAGAAAATGAAGCTGGTTCTATGTTGACAAAATTAACTTACGATCAACTTGCCGCTGGTATTTCGTTAGGTGCAAATGTTAAAAACTATCAAACAAATTTAGAAATTGCTAAAAAAGTAGGAGTTAAAACTGGATGAAACTTCCAAGGTATCAAGTTAAAGGTGGCAACGTAACAAGCGGAACTAGCATAAAATCTGGTTTAGCAGCTGGAGAAGGTTATAAAAATATTGGAAATACTATTGTTGCAGAAGCAAATAAACTTGGTGCAACAGATATTAAACATACTGGTATGATGCGTACATTAGACATTGGTACAAAAACATCAAAAGCAAAAAGAATTTTAGAACAAGTTGCTCAAAATGTATTAATGGATGTTCCAAATATGGATCAAGACAATCCAGATTCTTTTGCTGATAATTATAATGGCGCTATGAATGGCGCTTATGAAACAGTAAAAAAAATGCATGAAGGAGATAAAATTGTTTTAGATATGATTGAAGCTGATTATTTCCAATTAAATACTAAATATGGGTTTGATATAGATAAAAAAATTAATGAAGTTAAAATTGGTAATGCTAGTTTGCAATTTGGTTACGCTCAAGATTCATATTTAAATACATTAAATTCTGCAAGTTCAGTAAATGCAGTTGTAGCAGCTCATAACGAATTTAATAATAGAACTTTATTACCTAATAAAGGATTATTAATAAATGACAAAGATTACAAAAATGCTGTTATAAAATCTAATGAAAATGCTAATAATGCTATTTTAAGAATAACAGCATCTCAAAACAAAACTATTCTTTCTCCAGATGGCCAATCAAATGATGTAGACTATGGCCACATGCTTACTAATTTAACAAATACTAAATTTATTATTAAAGATATTGATGGAAAAAATATTCCTGTAAATGATCCTTTACGACAAGCTCTTATTAAAGATACACAACAAAAATTAAAAACTCAAACTGAAACTTATCAACAAATAGAAACAAGGTCTGTTTTAGATGTTGGACAGGAAATAAGTGGATTAGCTGCAGAGTATCGTTTGACTACAGACACAAACAAAAGAATAGAAATTAGATCTAAAGTTAATAATTTACTTAATAACATGACATATTCTAAATCTAAATTAGCAATGGCAAAATCATTTGAAGAATCAATAAAAGGAGCTATAACAAAAGCTGATGAAAATCCAGCCGTTTTTGCCACATTAAAAATTCGTGCTGAAAATAAAATTATTGACACGCCACAAGAATTTGATTTGGTAGATCAAGCATTTATAAAAAATTTAATTACTGGAACGCAATATAATGAAATTAAAAAAATATATGGTGAAACTAGAAAAGCTATTGATGATGAATATAAAAATTACTTTAGAAACACCATGAAATTAATTAAATCAGAAACAGGAGGTACAGCAAATCTTGATTTTCTTAATGGTGAAGATTTTAAATTAAGTGATGTAACAGGAATTTTAGCTACTAATACGTTACTGGATAGAAGTGAATATGAATCTTACATACTACTTTTAGAAGGTATAAAAGAAGCTAAAAGAAGAAATATAAGTCCGTTTGAATTATTTGGTGATAGATCAAGCCCAAATTATATAGTTGATAGAGTTTTAAAGTTTGCAAAAGACAAAAAATATGATGATATGGAAATATTAAGCCCAACAGGAGATAATCTAATATTAAAATTTTCAGATCCTACAAGACCTTATACTTATGATTCAACGCCTACACCAGAAAGGTTACAAGGTGAAACAATAACAGAATATCTTGAAAGAATAGGAACATTATAATGGCTGAAGTAACACCATTACAATTAAAACAAGCAGGTTTTACGGATGCTGATATTGCGGCTCATTTTCAAGATAGAACATCAAAATTAAAAGCAGCAGGTTTTACTGATTTTGAAATAAATAAATATTATGGTATTACCGACATTTCTACAAATCAAAACACAGATCATATTCAAATAGATTTACAAAAAAATCCTTTATTACCATCTGCAGATATAACAGAAGAAAATCCTGTAGAAAATAATGATGTTGCCAATAATGATATTTCTGATAGTAGCATACCTAGAACTTTAAAAGATTTAGAATTTTCTAAAACAAAAGAATTAGTTGATAAATTTGAAGAAGCAAACAAAATTTTTGGCACAGATGCAGAAGGAAGAATAAAATTTTTGCAAGAGTATGCTAATGAAAAATATCCAGATTTAGAATTATCAAAAAATTTATCAACAGCTGAATATGAAACATTATCAAAAAGAATACAATATCAACATGACGTTAATACACAAAAAGAAGTTACTAAAGAATTAGACAGAAATTGGGTAAACTTAAACGCAAAAGAAAAATTTGAAGAAATTGGCAAATCTTATATGAATTATTTTGGCATTAGTCAAAAAGCAAAAATATTAGATCCAGCACTTAGTACAGGCCCAAAATCAAGTTATATGCTACATCAATTTTACCGCAAGTTTAACGCAACACCAGACGAATTAGGATCGTTTAATTTTTTAGTTAACGCATATGCAAATTTAGAATCTGGAAATAGAAATATCCAGGCGTTTGATTTAGATAGTACAAAAAAAGGTATATTTCAAATAGATAATGTCAATGCAGTTACATATGCAGATATGTATAAAAACATTATTAATTTAGATCAACCATTAGGCGTTGCTATAGAAAATGTTCCTGATCCTGACTGGATAAAAAAACTTAAAGAAAACCCAAACACTTTGATGCAATTAGATGCAGATGAACAAAAAAGTCTAATACTGGCTCATTTACATCACATGCCAGACGATTTAGTAAAAACAATGTTAAAGGGTTCTCCTAATGAAAAACTTGATGCTTGGGAAGAATACTATCTAAAATATTATAATGTTGAATATTTAAAAAATGAAAACGGAAATTTTGTAAGAGATGCTAATAATGAATTAATTCCTATTGTTAATGCAAACAAAGAAAAAAGAATAAAATCATTAAGAAAAAAATTAGGCAATTTAGATATGGAAACTGAAGGAATGAAAGCTGCATTTTTACCTAAAATGCAAGATTCAAAAATTTTTGGAGATGAAGGCAGAACTCTTGAAGGTCTTGCATCTAAAGGTTTAGATTTTTTAGAAAATTTTTATCCACAAAGCGTTGCAGAAAGCACTATAAAATTATTAGGTGGTCGTGGCGAACAAAGCATTTTTGATTTACTCCATAGTATATCAGGAACTGGTTTAGAAAGTTTGTATGACATGGATATAACAGGCAAAGAAAAAGTTGACATAATCAACAAAGCAAATGAACTTATGGTACAACAATCATTTGGTAGGCAAGTAGCTGCCAGTATTCTTTCTGTTATAAATGATATTCCAATTTTTATGGTTGGATGTTGGGCTGTTAGAGTACCTGCAGCTATGGCAGGATTAACAGGCCCTATAAGTGCTGCATCTGTTTGTGGTGCTGGAGCTTTTGGTTTGCATTCGCAACAAAGACATAAATATACTGAACTTATAAGAAGGCAAGGCGTAGAAAATTACGAACAATTTAATGAAATTGAGGACATGAAAAAAAACCTAGTGGAATTTGGTAAAGGTGCTTTAGTTGGTTCTGTTACTATGGCTGCAGGAGCAGCATTAAGAGTTCCGAAAGCTGCTGGTGGATTATTTTATAAACCACCTAAACATTTAGCTATTCCTGCAGAAGTTGTAACCATGGTAACAGTTGATTCTGCTTTGCGTGGAGAAATTCCAACTGCAAGAGATTTTTACACAGCTGCTGCTACCATTTATGGTTTAAATGTTATATCTAGAATGTCATCTAGATTACTAGATATATATGATATTTATGGCGTAAGACCTAAAGATGTACAAGAACATGTAAAAAGAATACCAAATTTAAAAGAAGATATTGCTAGAGGAGATTATAGTTGGTTTGAAACACAAACAAAAGATCTAGAAGGCAGAATTTATAAAATATTAGAAAATCAATATGGTGAAAAAATTATTGAATACAAAAAGCCTGGTGTAGAAATTGGTAACGAAATAACAGCTGGAGGATTAGGCAGAGAAAAAGGCGTAGTCATTGAAAAAGGAATTGAAAAAAACGGCATTGAAACAATTACCATAGAAAACGATAGAGGTGAACAATTTAAACTACCATTGCATGAAGTAAATCCACCTAATATAGTTCCTTATTTTAGTGAATCACCATTAATAAATAAACTTATGGGCATAGAAAATGGAAAAGTACCTGGAAGCCCAGAAGATACATCATTTCAACCAGCAGATATTAAAAATATTTTAAAACAAAATATTGTTAATAAACAAAATAAATTAGAAATAGATAAAGATGCAGGAATTATGAATAAAAATATATCTATATATATTCCAGAAAAAACTTTTACAACTAATAATTTAAGAAAATCAGAAAACGAACCATTAATAGATATAAAGGAATATACAGAGTTTAAAGGAAATTTAAAAAATCCTGTTAGTTCTACTGGCGTACCGCTAGACATAGATTTTTTAAGTTTTCTTCAAGGTTACAGAGAAAGGTTGCAAGGCAAAGAAGGTACTATTGTTACTTTCCCAACGAGCAGAGATAGAAAAAATCACTTTACAGGTGGAGGAGATCCAACTAAAGGTACTGCTTTACCAAAATCTGAAGGAACTGCAGAAATTTTATATAAAGTAAATTTTGAAGGTACAGATTATTTAATAGTAAAACCAAGGTGGGGTGGCAATGAACTAACAGATCGTTTTGGCCGTAATTTTCAAAACAGCGGTTATAACTGGATGGTCAGAAATAATTTCTGGAGTTATAAATATGACAAGCCTATAGCTATTCCAGAATACGTTTACAATGCTGCAAAAGCGCTTTTTGGTAACAAAAGTGATATGTACTTTGCTCTTAATGCAGCCAGAACAAAAACTCCTTCTTTGTTTTTTTCTGTACACAAACAACGAAACAAAAATGAAATGCAAAATTATGTTTTTGCCGATTCATATTATAATTATGTGCCTGGAACAAAATTAATACAAAATAGCATACCAGAAGTTTTAAAGGAGAACGCAAGTCATTATCAAAAAAATTATAAATACGATCAAGACGTGCATAATGATGGCGGTAAATCCTATAATTATTCTGAAGATTTAAGCAGAAGTTCAAAAGATATGCCAAGAAGTATTCCTAATGAACCAAGTATAGATTCTATACCAATATCTGATTTTAAAAATCCGAATGTAGCAAAATTTTTTACAACAGCAAAAGGATTAGATTTACCTGCTTTAGTTGATATATATGAAGCGTTAATTGCAAAAGAAATTAAATTTATAGATCCTAAACGTGAAAAACAATCTCCTGGTCTTTTAGGTTATTTTGAATATCCTTCTGATGGTACTAAATATGCAGGTAATCCTAAAAACATAGAAATTAGGATTAAAAAATTATTACAAGAAAATCCAGAACAATTTTTAATGACAACTGCTCACGAGTTAGGACATGCAATAGACTACATAAAAAACACAAAAGACTTTAAAGAAAACATAATGGGTAGAGGTAATATACTAGGTCGTTTAGCAACTTTAAAAGGTTTTATGAATAAATATATATCAATAAATAATGTGGATAGTCCTATTAGTATTACATTTATAAACCAACTAAAAAAAAATGCGGAACAAATAGCAAAAGAGCAACAAGAAGCTACAAATAGAAAAATTAATAGAGATTTTGAAAAGTATTTAATAACTCCAAAAACTATACTTGATATTTATAGAACAACGGATGCAAGAGCCAAAATAGATCCTGAATTTTATGATGCATTTGTATCATTAGATGCAGCTTTGAAAAAAGAAATTACTAGAGCTGCAATGAAAAAAATGATGCACAAACATTTAGCGCCACTTGCAGAAAAAATTAACAAACGTATTACTAAAAAATACACAGGAAAAGACGTGGAAAAAGCTGAAGAAATTTTTGCTAAAGCATTTGAAAATGAATTACAAAACAGAGGTATTGTTAGCAGAGAAATAGTTCTTAGAGAACTTAAAAAACTTTCAACAACATTTAAACCAATCGGCAAAAATGCAACACCAGAACATATAAAATATAGAAATTTACCTGAAGAATTAATGGCTGATTTTATGATGTCCTTTTTATTAAGGCCACGTTTTACATACAAATATGCGCCACATGCAACAGAAGCGTTTTTAACTTTTATGGATAATAAACCACAAGTAAAAGCTGCTTACGAAAAAATTCAAGAAGTTATGAATGAAGGATCTGGTGCTAGAGGCATGGATATATTTAATAAATTAGTAAAAGATGCAAGAGATGGGCATGGAAAATTAAGGGATGAATTAGCAAAAGAAGGCAATCCGCAAAAATGGGAAATTATTCATCAAGTTTATTCAACGCATCAAATTATAGCAGATATGGCTAGAGGGCCAATTTTAAGCAGCAAAACAACTCATTTTACAACTAGACCAAGATGGCATGACCAACAAGCTATAGACATGATGGCTGCTATAGAAAATTTTAGGTACTGGGGTACTTATATTGAAAATTATTTAAATTTACTTCAAGAAAGAGTTTTAACACCTTTAGAACAAAAAGGATATGACATTGACCAGTTACATGCTGCGTTAGTTATTATAAACCTTGTAAGAAGCGACCAAAGAGCAAACGTAGCTTCTACTCATGGATTAATGAAATTTGACATTATTAACAATGCTAGTGATAGAAAATTAGCAGAACAAGGTTATATGACACCTGAAGATATATTGGCAGTTATTAATAAAGAAAAGCCAGGTTTACAACAAATTGCTGATGAATTTTTTAGAACAAGAAACGAAGAAATACTTCCTGAATTAAGAAATTCAAAAGCTTATGACGACAAAACAATGAAAATGCTTGAAGATAATAAAAATTATATA